TAATGGTAAAAAAATCACTTTATCAAAAGAAACAAAGAAATATTTAAGAATTCATTATAACAAATTTAAAAATAATTAAATTGAATTGATAACAAATTTAAAAATAATTAAATTATAATATAATTATAATCATCCATGGTTAAAAAAAAAATTCAATTATATGGTGATATAATTATTTATAATAAAAGTAATAATAGCATTACATTAAGCAATAATTGGAGACATATTATTGATTTAATAAATAAAAAATATTATTTATTAAATATTAATTTTTGTCGTGATATGTCAAAGTGTTTTATTGATAAACAATACATTAGACATAAAATAAATCGTAATACAAGGATAGGTATATATAATAATAAATATTATTCACTTAACTAATTTGCTTTAACACACTTAAATAATCAATCAAAAAGAACCATAGATAATATATGGAGAAAATATGAATAAAGATTAATTTATAAAAATATTTTGTAATATTTGTTTATAAAAAATTATTAATTAAAAAATACTCCATCTATTAAAAAAAAAGATTGAAAAAATTATTTTTTAATATATTATACTATATATATTTTAAGCACAACATTATATGATGTCTAATGAAAAATTACAACGTTCTTTATTTTATATTGATATGAATGATAACGAAAAAATAAATGTTCAAGAACAAATTAAAAGAATTATACTTAAAATCACATGTAAAGACTTATCTGGTTGGTTATATAGTATTTCTGAGGACAAACATGTTTTAGTTAAAGATTCACATGGAGAATTAATAAAACCGTTATTTTTAAATATGGTAGTAGATTCTTTATGTAAAACTCATAAAAAATTAATTTTTGAACCTTTCATTAAAGGCGATACAACAACATCACCTGAAACTAGAATAAATAGTTTTTTTGCCAGGAATTCAGAACAATATATTAAAACTTATCGTAATATTAAAGATAAAATTAAAATAATACCAGGTGATTATGAATATGCCCAACCAAAACATCACGAATATCATGATTATATTAAAACAAGATTTAGTATAAATCCGAAAATAGCAGCCGAAATAATAGAAGATGTTAATACTATATTATTTTATGGATCTGAACATATGGTAAAAAGGGGAATTGGGTACAATATAGATTCTGGTATACCAGATTATCTACCCGATGATTCTTATATAATATTACAAGCTTTAGACTTTTCGAATCTTTATTATGCTAATAAAAAATTTATAATAGATACAGTTAAAAAATTAGACATTTTTGATAAGGATGATAAAACAGCTATATATATAATTCCCAGTAGAGTAGAAATTGACCATCCTAGTTATTATATTATATTCAATATATGTTCTAGTGAAGAAAAAGCAGATACACCATTGACAATTGCTTGGGAAGATGCAGAAGATGTTGACTAATTTATTTATAATTTTAATTTTAAATAATAACTATATTAAATAAAAAATTGAAATATGAAAAATATGATTATCCCATTATATTTATAATGTATAACACAACAGTATAAAACAAGTAAACTGTGATGCCGAGCAAACAAAACAATAAAAACAAGAACGACCACGGAAACCGCAACTACCTCGAACATAAGAGGACGATTTGTAGAAAGAGAAAGACAAAAGAGGTAGACACCATATTAGGGAGGATAAAAAGGTTTTGGGAAGAGATGTTTGAGGGAGTAGAAGACCAAGAGCGAAAGATACAGGCCGATAAACTCCGTCAAGACAAATTGGAACTCTCACGTTTGAAAGACAGTGTGCGACAGATAGAGGCAATGATAGATAACGAGAAACAGAAACTCTCAAGACTGAGCGACATACATGAAAAGCAATTGGCAGAGAGAGATCGCCAATACAGACTGAGAAGGATGCTCTTAAATCTTATAGGGAAATTGAGAAAGGCACAGAAACAGATACTGGTAGAGTTGTTCAATGATCAGGGTATCCATTTGCCAGAGGAAGACTAGATATAGACATGCATAGATTAGCTACAGAGAGATACATAGATTCTATTATTATAAATCTTTATTTATTATATTATAATCATTATTTAGTTATTTAGTTATTTATTTTATTATTTATTATTACATTGAATTTAGTTATTTAATAAATAAAGATTATAAATAAAAAATTGATTAATCATTATATTATTATTAATATTTTAAATTATTATATTATTATTAACTATTAATATGTCAAGTATTAACATTGCTATTGTCGGATGTATCAGTTCTGGAAAATCAACATTATTAAATGCTATTTTTGTAGAACAGTATTCTAATATGAGAATTAAGAGAGATACCATGGTTCCGCAAGTTTATAAAGAAACAGACGACAAATCATTATTTAAAAGCAAGGCAGATATATTAAAATTAAATTCTTCAATAAATAAAAAATATCAAATTGATTCAGAAACCGTATTTACAAAAGAAGACTGTAAAGAAATTATTCATCATATTCCTAAAAATAATAATTTTATCAATATGCCTGATAATATTTATATTAATTATTATGATATACCAGGATTAAATGATTGTTCTACAAAAGATATTTATTATGAATGGTTTGATGAAAACTTTTATAAATTTGATATTATTATTTATATTGTTGATATTAATTCAGCTATGAATACATCAGATGAAAGAGATATTTTAAATAAAGTTAAAGATAATATTATGAAGATGAAACAAGACCAAGGTAGAAGTATTAAATTAATTGTTTTAGTTAATAAATGTGATGATTTATATGTTATTAATGATGTGAATGATTTATCATACAAAAAAACTAATTTTACATGTAGAGATAATTATTTTACATTAGATGATGATGAATTAGATGAAATGTATAAACAAATTATTAGTGTATTTAATACTAGTTTAAAAGATACTGATATAAAATATGAAATTATTCCAATTTCAGCAATTGATATTTTTGTATATCGTCATTTACAAAATAAACCAGATATTGACTTAGATGTTAAATTATTAAAAAAATTTGGGGAAAACGAATTTGGTAAAAGAAAGTGGAAAAAGATGAATAATGATGAAAAAAAGAAAAAGATATATGAACATTTTAATGATGAAGATAATTATATAGATGCTTTAAAAAATACAGGATATATTAACATGATAGAATCTATTAAAGATATACTAAATGTAGATAATCAATATAAAATATTCTCTGATAAAATTAAAAACAAATTAAAAACAATAGAAGAAGAAATTAAAATTGATAATATTGATAAAATAATTGATATATATAAAAATATACAGATAAAAATTATTAATATTAATGGTATTTACAAACAAACATATAGTACAGAACTATATGCAGGATTTATTAAAAATATTAAAGATAATATTAATTATTTAGTAGATAATTATTTTGATCTTGATATAATTACAAAAGAAGATTTACAAAAGATAGAAGATTATAAAGATATACTTAAAAAGTTTTATTTCAATGATGATTTAAATATATTATTGGATAATAAAATTAATCATTTATGTAATTTACAAAATGAGTATTATATAAATGATATAAATGATTGTAAAAATACTTGTATTAACTTTCCAAATAATTTAATTAATAATTATTTAGAAAAATTGAATCAAAACAAATATAATGATTTTAAAAATCTAATTGATAATATATTTACAATTTGTTTTAAGCAAAAAGATATAGATAATGATTTTGTTCAAATATATTTTGAACATGAAGAAGAAAATAGATTAATTAAATTTTGTAAATATGTTCATACACATTATAAATATCCATTAACTAATATTATGGATAATTTAGAAAAATGGTTATTGAATAGATATATTATTTATAGAGAAATAGACGATGAAGAAGATAGATATGATGTTATATATCCATATTTAATTAATTCTAAATTAACAGTAAATAACTTTTATAAAGAAGATAATAATCCTTTTTATAATAAACTTTATATTATGAATTTGGGAGCTTTTTTATTTGATTTAGATATTGGAGATTTAGAATTAATTAAAGAAGAAGATTTAATCTTACAAGTATTTAATTATTATAGAGAAATATGTAAAGAGAATCATTATATTATAGTCAGTGAAGATGAAGAATCATATCATTCATCAGAAGAATAATTTAATTTATAAAAATTGATAATATTAAATATTATTATTATCAATATCCTTATTAAATATTATTATTATAAATATTATTATTATAAATATTATTAAACAATGAGTGCTATTAAACAATTAAAACAAGAAATAGAAATATTAAAAAAAGAATTAAAAGAATTAAAAGAAGAAAAAAAAGAATTAAAAGAAGAAAAAAAAGAATTAAAAGAAGAAAAAGAAGAAAAAAAAGAATTAAAATTAATTGATTTTATAAGTAAAAATTCTATATATTCAGATGAATATAAAATAAAATATATAACGGATTATTTTAATTATATTAATTTTTTACATTTAGATGAAGATATAGATAAATCTATTAAATTTATGACATTATTTTTATTAAATTCAAATGAAATTTTCAATTATTATAAACAAGCATATACTAATGAAGAATTAAGAATAAAATTAGGAAGATTAGTTAATAATATAATACTACTAAAAGATATAAATATAAAAAAATTATGTGATTATGTACTATTTCTATATGCAGTGCAATATACACCATATATGGATGTAGATGTATCTATATTTAATGAAGAATCTAAAAAACTATTAATATCGTTTATTAGAGCATTATTAGTTAAAACATCAAGACTAGACTACGACATCATTTAATTTATTTTAATTTATAAAAATTGATATTATTAAATATTATTATTATTATTTATATTATTATTATCAATAAATCATGAGTGCTATTAAACAATTAAAACAAGAATTAAAAACAATGGATATTAAAGTAAAATCTTTAGAAGAAGAAAATAAACAATTAGAAACACAATATAAGAAAGAAATAGAAAATTTAAATAAAGAATTAGAAATAGTAAAAGAAAGAAATAAAGAATTAGTAGATAAAAATATAATAGAAATGGAATTAATAACTAGTCGAATAGAAAAATTAGAAAAAGATACTTAATTTATAAAAAATTGATATAGTTTAATATTATTAATATAAATATTTATATAAATAATTATATTTATTTATGAGTGCTATCTTAAGAATAAAAAAAAATATATGTTTATTAAATAATAATATACAATGTTTAGAAAATAATAATAAAACATTAAAAACATTATATGTAAATAATACTGTAAAATTAAATAATAAAATAGAAGAAATACAACTAATAGAAGAAATAAAAAATACGAAAGAATTAGAATCATTAAATAATAGATTAGAAAAATTAGAAAAAATAAAAAAAACAATTTTTAAACAATATTATAGTAATGGTTCTATAAAATATGAAGGCGAAATAAAAAATGGTAAAGCTCATGGTTTTGGTAAATATTATTATTATAATGGTTCTATAGAATATGAAGGAGAATTTAAAGATGATAAAAAAAATGGTTTTGGTAAATTATATTATAGTAATGGTTCTATAAAATATAAAGGGAAATTAAAAAATGGTAAATATAATGGTTTTGGTAAATATTATCGGTATAATGGTTCAATAGAATATGAAGGAGAATTAAAAAATGGTAAATATAATGGTTTTGGTAAATTTTATCGGTATAATGGTTCAATAGAATATGAAGGTGAATATAAAGATGATAAAAGAAATGGTTCTGGTAAATATTATCGGTATAATGGTTCAATATTGTATGAAGGAGAATTTAAAGATAGTAAATATATAAGATAATGTAAGAATACAAATAGTAAATTTTTAATTTATAAAAATTGATATAGTTTAATATTAATATATATAATTAATATATATATATTTATATTAATAATTATATTAATTTATGAGTGCTATATTAAGAATAAAAAAAAATATATTTTTATTAAATAATACTATACAATGTTTAGAAAATAATAATAAAACATTAAAAACATTATATATCAATAATACTGTAAAATTAAAAAAAGAAATAGAAGAAATACAACTAGATGAAAAAATAAAAAGTACAAAAGAACTGGAATCATTAAATAATAGATTAGATAAATTAGAAGAAATAAAAAAAACAATTTTTAAACAATATTATAGTAATAGTTCTATAAAATATGAAGGGGAATTAAAAAATGGTAAAGCTCATGGTTTTGGTAAATTATATTATGAAGATGATTCCTTAATGTATGAAGGTGAATTTAAAGATGATGAAATAAATGGTTCTGGTAAATTATATGATGATGGAACATTAATATATGATGGTGAATATAAAGATGGTAATTTTAATGGTTCTGGTAAATGGTATGAAGATGGTATTATAGAATATGAAGGAGAATTTAATGATGGTTATTATAATGGTTCTGGTAAATTATATGATAAAAATGGTTCCTTAATGTATGAAGGAGAATTTAAAGATAATGAAAGAAATGGTTCTGGTAAATTATATTATGAAGATGGTTCTATAAGATATGAAGGAGAATTTAAAGATGATGAAAGAAATGGTTCTGGTAAATCATATTATAAAGATGGTTCTATAAGATATAAAGGTGAATATAAAGATGATAAATATAATGGTTCTGGTAAATGGTATGATATAGATGGTTCTATAGAATATGAAGGAGAATTTAAAGGTGGTAATTATAATGGTTCTGGAAAATTATATGATAAAAATGGTTCTATAAAATATGAAGGTGAATTTAAATATAATAATTTTAATGGTTTTGGAAAATTATATGATAAAGATGGTTCTATAAAATATGAAGGTGAATTTAAAGATGATAAAAGAAGTGGTTCTGGTAATTTATATTAATATATATTATTAATATTATTATATTTATTTATATTAATAATAAATAATTAATTTATGAGTGCTATATTAAGAATAAAAAAAAATATATGTTTATTAAATAATAATATATAATGTTTAGAAAATAATAATAAAACATTAAAAACATTATATATCAATAATACTATAAAATTAAAAAAAGAAATAGAAGAAATAAAACTAGATGAAAAGAAAAGAAATAATACAAAAGAACTAGATTTATTAAAAAATAGATTAGATAAATTAGAAAAAAGATCAAAAACAATTTTTAAACAATATTATAGTAATGGTTCTATAAAATATGAAGGCGAAATAAAAAATGGTTTAAGAAGTGGTTCTGGTAAATTTTATTATTTTAATGGTTCCTTAAGATATGAAGGTGAATTTAAATATAATAAATATAATGGTTTATGTAAATATTATTATAAAAATGGTATGGTATATGAAGGAGAATTTAAAGATAATAAAAGAAATGGTATAGGTAAAATGAATTATACAAATGGTTCAATAATGTACAATGGGGAATTTAAAATATAAATAAGAATTTAAATAATTTTTTAATTTATAAAAAATTGATATAGTTTAATATTATAATATTTATTTATATTAATAATAAATAATTAATTTATGAGTGCTATCTTAAGAATAAAAAAAAATATAATTTTATTAAATAATAATATACAATGTTTAGAAAATAATAATAAAACATTAAAAACATTATATATCAATAATACTGTAAAATTAAAAAAAGAAATAGAAGAAATACAACTAGATGAAAAAGTAAAAAGTACAAAAGAACTAGATTTATTAAAAAATAGATTAGAAAAATTAGAAGAAATAAAAAAAACAATTTTTAAACAATATTATAGTAATGGTTCTATAAAATATGAAGGCGAAATAAAAAATGGTAAAGCTCATGGTTTAGGTAAATTTTATTATAATGATGGTTCAATAATATATGAAGGTGAATATAAAGATGATAAAAGAAATGGTTCTGGTAAATTATATTATAAAGATAGTTCAATATGGTATGAAGGTGAATGGAAAGATAGTAGGTTTAATGGTTCTGGTAAATTGTATTATAATGATGGTACTATAAAATATGAAGGGGGATTTAAAAATGGTAAATTTAATGGTTCTGGTAAATGGTATTATAAGAATTTAAATAATTTTTTAATTTATAAAAATTGATATATATTAATATAAATATAAATA